GCTTGCGATACACGAAGGCAAGGTGCTCGTTGATGTGCGCTTGCATCGCAGCCATAGTCTGCTGGGCCTGTGGGTTCTGGCCCATCTTGGCCATCATCATTGGGTCCTGCATCAAGCTGGTGTGCACAGCGATGTGTGCGTCGTGATCTTGGAAGATGAACGCCTTGGTGGGCTTGCCGTTGAAGAAGCCCATGTTCTCGCTGATTGGGTCCTTGGGCTTTATGTCGTCGTCGATCGGCACGAGCTTGTCGGCGTTCTTGATGCCAAGCACTTCCAACATCTGACGGTGCAACTGAGGCAAGTCGTAAATCTGCGGTGCACCTTGAGCCAACTGGATGGCCGCTTGGTACTGCATGATCCGCTGCGCCATGGTCGCGCTGTTCGGGTCGGACACAGGGATCACGTCCACCATGTCATAGTCTTCTTGCTTGACCTTGCGGTCGCCACCGGCAGGTGTGTACTCGTACTCGCCCGGGGTGTTGTCGCGGATGATGGCCTTGAGGAGCTTGAACTCCTCTTTCATCGAATAGTGGATGCGGGCCTGCACCGCGCTCATGGTCTTCAACTGGCGCTCAAGAATGGCCAGTGTTGTGCCTACGGGCGCATTGGCACTCATATCACTGACCTTCATGTCAGCAACAGAGCCCAGTCGGCGAGCTTCATCAGTGATCTGGTTCAGCAGGGCCAACAGAACTTGCGACGGCTCCTTGTATGGCAGCGGCATGATGTTGTCGCGCACTGAGCCACTTGGCACGTCCACGTCACGGAACTCACCGGGAGCGATCGGAGTGTCGTCGCCCTTGATGCGCAAGCCACGGGACTTCAAGCCACCGGGCAAGTTGCTCAGCGTACCAGCGTCCACCAACTGGCGGATGATAGAAGTGCCAGCGCGGGCGTAGCCGCCGATGATGTGGATCAGGCCAAGGCCATACACACCGAAGCCGGGCACGTAGGTGTACTGCACGAAGTGCTGGCGCTTGAGTTTGAGCTCGTCGTCTTCGTTCCAGTTGCGGCGGATGGCCAGCACCTTAGTCGTCGATCGGTCGATCGTGATCACATACGGCAGTGCGATCTCGTCCTCATCCTCGTAGCCGGGCAGGTTGTAGTCAACACACATCTCCAGCACTTGGTAGCGGTTGTCTTCTGTGAGGCTGAAGCCTTGGTCCTCGGCCTTGCGCTTCTCAATATCAGAGAAGAACGACTCAGGCTCACCCAAGTCAACATCACGGTAGAAGCCCGCTACCTGTAGTTTCTTAATGTCGTTCTTGGTCTTGCGCATCACATGGGTCACGCGCTCTGCAGTGCGCGAGCTTGGAGCGCCGTAGGGGATGATCAGGTCTTCCGCTGGAATGAAGACCGCCGTCTGACGGCCAATGCTCGGGTCGAAGTAGACCTTCTTGAACGCCGCACCGGCCAAGCCCAAGTTGTACAGCATGCGCTCGTGCTCGGGCCGGTACTCAGGCATCTGCTCCGTGAGCTTGTAGTTCATGTCATCGCGAACTCGCTCGGCAGCTTCCTCTTTCAGTTTGTCGATGGCTCCGATGATCTCGGTCTTGACTGGACCTGCAGCGGGGAACGTCTCGATGATGGTCTCGGACTGAAAGCGGATCGCGGCCTCAGTCAGCACGGTGGAGAACACGCCGCAGGCACCAGTCCATGGCTCGGTGCGCTCTTCGTACTTCATGCCAAGGACCTCGAGGCCCTTGACATACATGTCCACCCACTCTTTGCGGCTGGCAATGTCGGCTTCAAACTCACCCAAGAGGTCGTCGGCCAGCTTGCCCAGCTCGCCATCGTCCATGAACTCTGCGAGGTTGGCACCGAAATCTTCCGCCGTTTCTTCGTCGGGCATGAGGTCAATCTCTACCCCATCGACGCCGATCCTCACACCGTCTGGGTTCTCAATCTCAATCTCAATCGCTGGAGTGTCGTCTTGCACGATATCTTCGAGGCCCATCCCAAGGGGAGCGCCGCCAATACCGGGGACCATATCTGATGCTGCCATGTCGAATCCTTAATAGAAGCCGCTGCTTTGTCGGCGAAAATACCGTTGTTCCTCTGGCTCGTCGGAAGGCAGTCTCAAGAACCCACCTTGGCGGAACCGCATAAGGGCTAAAGTTGTGGCGTCTACCAAGTCGTCATGCTCCCCGGACGGGAACGCAGCAATCTCGTCAACGAGCTCTTCGGCCCATCGAGTGCGTGGAATCCACACTTTGCCCGACGCAATTATGTCTGAGACCGAGTTCAAACGGGCAATTTTGTCCTGCCCCTTGCCCGGGGTGTATTCTTGGACGGGTATGCCCATGGCCCGCAGCTCATATATTAGAGGAGCCCCGGATGCCTTTTTCTCGATCAACATGCCGTCCGGCTCCCAGTCGCGGTACTGCGCCAGCACGTCCTTTTTCAGGTCCACCCACTCCACACGCTTCTTATATGTGTCGAGCAAGATGATGTTGGGCAGCGAGTTGTCCTCATCGTTTATGAACACCCCCCACGTCGTCCCAGCGGAGTAGTCGGCCCGCTGTGTTTTCTCGAACGCCGTGTCCCATGTCTGCAAAATGTACTCGCAGCGAGGAGGCTCGTCACTCTCCCACCACTTCCACCAGTCTCGTTTGACGATCGCGGACTCGTTGCCCACGGGGTTCTGCTGGTACTGCGCCTGCCACTTGGCGTTGGGCAATTCTTCGTGCAGCGCTTCGAGCTCCTCCTTGGACCAGAATTCTGGCCATAAGGGATTACCCGAAGGCAAGATGGCCGGGAACTCGATGACCTCCCACTCCTCACCGCCGCGCTGAGCAGCAGACTTGAGCACTTGGCCAGTCAAATCACGCTGAGCCCAGCGCGTCATCACCATAATGATCGCCCCGCCCGGCTGCAGACGCTGACGCGGACCTGACGTGTACCACTCGTACACCTTGTCGTAGATGTCGGGGTTGACTGCGGCCATCGCAGCCTCTTGTTCGGAGTGTGGGTCGTCGATTATGAGTACGTCAGCACCCTTACCAGTCACCGTACCGCCCACGCCGATCGCAAAATAGTCGCCGCCCTTGGATGTGTTCCACCGGCCCGCCGCTTTGGAGTCGGTTGAGAGCGAAAGTTCGGGAAAAATGTCGTGGTAGACCTCAGAATCCACCAAATTTCGCACTTTTCGGCCAAAACCCACCGCCAACTCGCCTGTGTTCGAGCACTGGATGATCTTTTTCTGTGGAAACCTGCCCAAAAACCACGCGGGCAGCAGGTAAGACGCGAATTCTGACTTGGTATGCCGGGGTGGCATGTTGATGATCAGCCGTTTGCACGTTCCGTTGGCCACTCGCTCGAAAGCTTCAGCCATCCGCTTGTGGTGTCGCCCAGAAATGAACGTGGGCCACACCTTCTCCACGAACTTGATGAACTTCGTCTGGCTCAACTCGCGGGATTTCAACTGCTCCAGCTTGATGAGCTGCGCCTCGAGCACCCGCATGTCGGAATCTGACAGCTTGCCGCTGTTCAGTAGAGTCTCGATATCCTTGAGTGACGTTTCACTCATTTGCCGTCGCCCCCAGCGTCCGGGTCTTCGGGGTCTACGTCCTTCTCCTCGTACCTGATCGGCTCGATGTCGATCGGCGGTCCAAGCTGCTCGTCCAAATCGTCCAGCGGAGTGACGTCCGTAACCTCTGAGTTGAGCAGGCGCTTGACGCGCTCCTTGATCGACTGCTCCAGAGAGTTGGACGTTGTGTGGTGCACAGTAATCTCGCTTCGTTCGGTGAACAGCCCCACGTCACTGTGCTTGCCGAGCAGCTCCAGCGCCTTGAGCTCGAGCTTGGTGTCACCGCAGTCTGCGATCTGGATGAGCTTGTTCGTGACAAAGTTCCGCGCCTGCTGGGCATCGGCAAAAGCTTGGAAGTCGAACCGCTTTATGACTGCAGACGCAGCAGCAGCCTCGCCCGACAGCTTGACGTGTGAGGGCGCACCGTTCTTCTTGGTGCCGCTGATGAGGTTGGTTGCTTTGGCAAGGTCGTCGCTTGTGAAGTCGATCGAGCCGCCTAATTGTCCGATCAGGTCAGCAGTGTTCACAGCAACAGAAATGGCATCCGCATGAGTCTTGGGCTGCTCATCGGATAGATCAAACGGCAGAGGGACATCTGCCACTGGCTCAATATGGATCATCGGGTAACCGCACCAATGAAAAGGATGACGTGAAATGTAACATCAAACTCAAAATTTTTGCAAAAATTTTTTGGGCCGACCCGTTTGTTTTGGTATGGGGGGTGTTCCCTATAAACAGCGTACCACGAAATACTGACGAAATTTGAAAAGAGGTCGCCGACCAAACCCAAACTCGAAACCGAGTGATCGTTTGAGCTCCGCAGTGTGTAGCTATTTTCGGGTCCCCTTTTGGCCTATTTGGGGGGTGGCGTACCGGTGGGTATTGGCTTTACGGTTTTTTCGAAAATTTTTGGGGCTGATTCGGTCTTGCCCTTTGGTCATAGCCTAACAATGTTAGGTATTTATTGTTCACGTTCTGCTTGCATTGTGTGGTGCGTTATGCTACATTAGAGTCATGTTGAACAAAGGGTTCGGCATCCGGTGGTTAGGCGGTTTCCCTAACATTGTTAGAGTAAGGTTAGAAAATGTCTGATATCAATATCACTTCTGTTTCTGGTGCTTCTGTCGAAGCTCTCCGCGTCCGGGTCGCTGATTCGGTGGCTTCATCCTACGGTGCAATGCGCGAGTATGCGCAAGCCCTCTGCGGTTCCTTGCCTGTCGAGTGGTATCTGGTTGAGCATGCCGATACTTCGGATTCTGCAAAGCTGGTACATGCTGAGAAAAAAGCATTGTTCGTTGAGTTGAAGAAGGCGAATCACTCGAACCCTTCGACCATCTGGGCGCGTGTGCGCAAGTACGGGCAAGAGTACATCGAAGGCGCGGCTTCACCTGCAAGCGCTGACAAGGTTGAAGGCGAGTCCGAAGGCGGCAACACTCGCGAGACTCGCTCACTCGGTCGGCGCTTCATTGAAGAATTGTCAACCTTGTACAAGGCGGGCAAACGTGCGGAAAGCCTGAGCGACAAGGAATCCGAAGCCCTGACCAAAATCGGTGGCGCTCTGATCGCTCTGGGTGTTGACTTGTCAATGCTGTAATTAACCGGGGGGCTTTGGCCCCCCTAACATTGTTAGGAAAATTCAGAATGACCATCAACCCGAAAATCATCATCGCGCCCAATGGCCGCAAATATGCGTGTTTCTTCAGTGTGGGTTATGCCCGTACATGGTTCGAAACCAACTTCCCGCATGCAAAACCTCAGGCCCCCTCGCGGGTCGGCCAAATGGCCGGGTTTTGTATCGGTTGACCCTTTTCTGTAACATAACATTGTTAGGGGAAACCATGCGTTAGCTTTCATCCGGTTTGTGGCCACCGACAAAATGCCTCCGGTTGCTGGTGTACCGATAGACAAAGCCCTCCGTTTAGCCCACTGGATTGTCCGGTGGGCTTTTTCACGTCTGGCCCTGCCTAACATTGTTAGGTGGGGCTTTTTTGCGTCCTTTGGTATCGGTTTTCGATGGCTGGGCTTGACTATTTTGAACTAATTAAAAACGTAACACGAAACCAGATACTTACACCTGATGACCGTTCTCTGGTCGGCAGTAGCGGCGTTACATATAACTCTTGACAGTGAGGGCAAAAACAGCGCGTTACGTTTTTTCGGGCTCTGACCTAAATTTTTCCGATGACCGTTCTCTGGGCGGCAGTAGCGAGGCGCGTTACGTTTTTGGTGGGCTTTGTGAAATTCCGCGTTACGTTTTCAAGGCCAAAAAACCTCTTGAAACCCGCATGAATGCTAGATCGTTAGATGTTATGCGTTTTAAAAATTGAGAGTGGACTTTTTTTTCTGAGATCGGCAAGGCCTTTCAGCAAGCGCGAAGCATCCGGGCAAAGTTCAAAAAGAAAAAAACCATTGTTCAACTTTATTTTCTT